ATATGCCTGTTATGGATTATTACTATCGCGATACTATAGAACAAGTGCGCAAAGTAACAGACAAACCTATAGTTGTTCGCAGTCATCCTCGCTACAGAGAATCTCTACATTGGAACTGCGATATGCAGTGGTACAAAGATAACAATGTTATATGGAATATACCCAAGCATGTACAACAAACATATGACAGTTTTGATTTAGAATATATGCTAAAGCACACACACTTCACCGTTAGTCATAGTAGCAACGCTGGCATTACTAGCGTTATACACGGCGTTCCTGCTGTTGTAAGCGAAAGCAGTTTAGCATGGGATGTGAGTACTAATATGAATTCATGGTTAAGCAAGCCTGATAGACACAATTGGTTAAACCGTATGAGTTACACAGAGTGGTTTGCTGATGAAATAGGTGTGCAGTGGAGTAGAATTCGCAATAAACTTTAGGTATGCCATCTATAATCTTGTACTGTGCCATCTAGCCAAGTAGTGACTAGGCCCTGATCTTCAAGCACACCGTTTCTCATGATTATTTCTCGCATGTTGTCACTTACAATATCCATGTCTGTCATTGCATACCAACTAGTGTTATACGCCAGTGGATCTCTTTCTTTGTATACAACCACTTGTATTACATCTTCATATTTGCGTTTTTGTAAGTAAAAATCTTTTACGTCAAATCCATTTAGTGCAAGTAGATAAAGTATCTGTGTCACTGTGAATGTGTTACAATGACCTGCAGGCGTGTAGTGTTGAAATCTATGCTGTAGTACATTTACTGTGCTAGGAACACTCAAGTAAAGCATGCCTCCTGTACTCATTGTACGGTTTACACGACCTAAAAATTCTACTGGACTATAGATATACTGCATAACATCATGGCACCAAACTACATCAACTTGCATAGGTAGTATAGGAGCATCTTTGTTAAGGTCGTGATTCCTATAACGTATATTGTGTCTTTGTGGCTCATTGTTCTCACAGTTTAAATCAATACCGTGACATTGAATATCTAAGTATCTGCCTAGTTGACCATCTTCTAGTAATTCTCGCATGTTTGCCCAGTACTCTAAGTGACTTCCATCACCGCAACCAAGGTCAGCCATGTGTTTAATACTACTCTTAAAATCATCAAACTGATTAAGATATTCTAGTGTTTGTTCTGCTAATGAATTAGTCAATTCTAATATCTTCCATGCCTGCTGTGCGCAGTCTTACAACGTGTCCCATTTGCCACTGCTTTGTGTCCAAGCCTTTCATAATGCCCAGCCACCTATTACGCAATAGTGCGACTTCGTTAATAATAGTTTCAAAGTCGATAACTTCATCTTCGCCATCTACATACTTTTCAGCATCACGGCTTGTAAGCACACGAGCATATGCTTCTAAGTACTTTTGAAAATGCTTGCGACGTATCTTACGCAGTTGTATGTTGAGATAGTTAAGCACCGCTTCAATCTCTTGTAGTTGATTAAAACGATGCTCAGTAATGCCAGGCAGTGCAGTAATATTTTTTTCTACAATACCTTTAACATTACATTCGCGCTTCGCTTCTTCTAGCTCACTTTCAAAAAAGTTAATAAAGCCAGGAATCTGCGATATATCGTTTACAACTCTATTGTACCATTGGCTCAATATTCATCTTCTTCGAGCTCGAAGTCCTCTTCGCCGATTAAATCTGTAACACTACTTTTAAGATACTTGTCTACGCCACCTAACTTATGTAGGTCTTGTTCATCTAAAACTTCTTGCATATCTTCAACAAAATGATCACATGCCATCTGCATGTCTTTTGTAGGAATATACTCTTTTAGAATTTTGTATGCATCAATTACAACTTCAACATCACTCATTGTTTTCCTCTAATACTTCTCCAGTTTCTGGATCAATAACTTCATTTACTGTTTCTTCAATAACTTCATCAATACTTAGTCCATCTTGTGCAGAAATATCCTGCATAATTGCTTCAAGTTTATCACCTGTCCAACCTTTGCGGAACTCCAGCATTTCAACACCTGCAGTAGTTGTATACTTCAAACGATTGCCTTGCTTGGTAAGTAATCCTTTTGCTTCAAAAAGATCAAGCAGTCCACTATATGGATCCATGCCTGTTTCATAAGGAATCTTAACTTGTACTGCTTCAAACGGTTTAGCGTAACGTGTTTTCATAACCTTACACGCTGCTCTAATACCATTTACAGTAGTAGTTTTGTTGCCATCTAGATCTTCTTTTAGTTTAAGTTTACGCATTGCAATAACAATACTACTTGCATAGATAAAGCCTTGTCCGCCTGAAATCTTATCATCTGGATCAAACATATCTTGTGATGCGTATGTGTGATTTGTACACACCATGCCTACATTATAACTACCAATCATGTTAACTGTGTTACGCACAAGTGCAGTTAGTGCTTTAGGCTTACGTCCCATATCACCTTTCATGTCACCTTTATTAAACTGATCAACGTCAGTGGGTGTCATCATCATACCCAAACTATCAAGTACAAACAGTACCTTTGGGCGTTCTTCTTCTGCCATTGCTTTGTAGTCTGCCATAAACACACTGATAGTTTTAGCAACATCATCAATCATTGACATACTAAGTTTAAGCAATTTACTTTCGTCTGTATCTACACCTAGTGCTTGCAACCAACTTTCGTCAAGTGCATTTTCACTGTCAACTACAACAACAAATATACCTTGATCTTGTGCTGCTTTGATAATGTTTCCACTCGCAAAGTAACTTTTGCCTGCGCCTGATTCACCTGCAAACACTGTAACTTTGCCCATCGGCACACCTTTATGAAAGTCTCCACTAATAAGATAGTTAAGTGCATAACTACCTGTGCTGATCCAGTCTGTTGGATCGTGAAAGCCAATACTTAATCCATCAATTGATTTTGTAATGTCTTTTCTAAATTTGCTTACGTCAAACGGCTTAGCCATGTTTTTCTCCTATGTGCCTATATTGTGTATTATATTATAGATATTGATAAATGTCAAAGATATTTTTACTGTTTAATCCTCTGCGATTATCTAATCCTTGTAATCTTTCTCTTGTCAGATTTGGTTGCTTAGTAAATGGTAATTGTAAATGTTTCTTCATGTTTATATAACTATTGTTTAGCAAATAACGACTGTCAGTGCTTTGTATTCGTTTGTCCAATTTTTGATATAAGTCGTTGAGTATGCTATCGTTTAAGTTTCTCACATCAAACTCCAAAGGCTTGGTAATAGGACCAATTACAAAACTATTTTCTTGGTATCCTAACTGTGAAAAATAATCTACTGTATCAAATACAGTATACGGATTAAGCACAAGCCATAACATGTTAAAACTTATCTTATGATCTAGTTCTGTAATTGCAGCTAAATTACTGGTAAACGTATTCCATTTAGCACCATATCTTATATATTCAAATTCTGCACCCATAGTTTCAACACTAATAGTCCAATGTACATCTCTAAACTTACTAGCACGTTTAAATACCGGACCTTTAATGTTGCTGAGATTAGTGTTAATCCGTACTGTACAACTTGGATCAAGTCTATCTAGTAGTTCACTGTTCTCTTTCATTAGCAAAGGTTCGCCACCTGCTAGATATACATTTTTAAGATTAGGTGCATTCTTTAATACATATTCTTTTGTTTGTGCAAGTTGCTGTTCATCAACTTCAATGGTTTCATTGAGCTCTTTAGCCCATGTACTGCTTAGTGTCGAATCACAGTAAACGCATGCAAGATTACAAGTATTACGCCAACGCATATCAACTGTTGCTAAATTAGTATCCATTGTATCGTACGCTGTATAAGGAACACTGCTAAGTGCTTTTAGATAATAATATCTATCACTTCTTACATTAAAGTTAGTTGTGCCTTGTTCTAATTTATGACAGCCAGTGCATGCACCGTGCTTTTTATGTGCGTTCATGCACGACTTTATTTCTTTATTTTTAGTTCCGTTTAGTATATCTTCAATACTGTCGTTGTTAATATTTCCAATATTTTCTAAACTTAGCACACAGTTCTTTACATTACCGTCAGGATACATAATAAATCCTGACCACGGAAGTGGACAAAAACTGCCACCTTTGATTGCGCTTTTAGGATCCATGACCAATACTTATTTCCTGTAAACTTAGATTATCTTTACTACACCGATCCCACATGTCAACCACTGCTTGGCACCAAACGTCAACAGGAGCGCCACCTTCTCCTTGAGTATCAACTTTGCCTGGTTTAACAAGTGTTAATTTGCATTTGCTTCGTGTATTTTTTAAATTATAATATGCTTGATCTAGTGTCTGCTTTTGAAGTTTATACTCTTCCATTTCAAATGGTGTCTTATAATTAGTGCTCATTATGCTACCAATTAACCATATTGTTTTTGGTTGATCATGCCATTGTTGCCATACTTTATATAGTAATTCAGTTTGCGCAAATCCAACTTGGGCATTATTGATAAACATATCGCACTCGACAATAGGACCAATAACTTTATTCAGACTACGAATGTTGTGTCCATTTCTTCTGCTTAGTCCAACTATGTCATGTCCTTGCTTGCTGAGTATGTTAGCAAAACTTTTTCCAATACCCTCGCTATGTCCAGTTATTGCAATTTTCATATCCAAAATCTTTCTATGCCAGGGCGCACTGCTTCTTCTAATTCTAAGAATGCACTAAGTTCCGTGGTATTATCTCTTTCTGTTGCTACATTGCTAAGATCAACATCACTGGTAAGCCAATTTTTATACTTTACATTCAACACCTGAGGATTTTCTAAAAAAGCATATTGATGGCGTATACTATGTTTATCACAGTATTTTTGTATATCCGGTAAATGTTTAACATTCAATGCACTTACAGTAGTCCAAGTGTCTAACTTTAATAAATTGTTTTGCTCACTAAGCGTTTTATAATATTGTAGATTCTCTTTAAACTTATTCCATTTTACAGGATATCTGACATAGTCATGTACACTGCCTATACCGTCAAAACTAACTGTTATAATTACTGCAATTTTACGCTCAATTAACTTTTCAACTTGCTTAATTTTTACACATCTATTTGTGTTTATTCTTACTATTTTTACAGTTTCTGGCAAGTTATCTAATAAGTCATTATAATTTACACTTATACTAGGCTCGCCGCCATTTATATCTATCTCAACTAATCTATCTAAAGGCAGTGTTTTGTACAGATCATAATTATCTCTAACTACTAGTTCGCCTTTAAGGTTTCCAATTCTTGTACTTAATTGTGGATTACAACTTATACAGGCACTGTTACAGTAATTGTCTAATGTGCCTCCTAGTTGTAGATAATCTTCTTTAAACTTGCTTAGTATTTTGTGTCTTTCTATACTATTAAGACGAATACTTGTGCCGTTTATTTCCTCTGTTTCTTTACATCTAACACATTCTTTGGGCCAAACGTTGAATGCAAAGTCTAACTCTGCTATATCTAACCATCTGCTTTTCTCTAGTTCTTCATAAGATTCAAAGTCAGGTTTATCAACCATATGCCCACAGCAACCAATTGTGCCGTTGCTATTTAATCTAGCATAATGTCTTAGTCTTGGGCAATGCATTTGTTGTAAATTACTCTACTTTTATTTTCTATATATTTGTTTATCTCTTGTATCGTTGTAGTCTTACCTGTAAATTTATCAAATATAAGATTATCTAAATCTACCCAATGTTCTGGAGCAACACAATGTTCTCCAGTATATCCACTTTTATTTTTATGTATAGATATATCTAAATTGTCTACATCTAAAATATTTATTGTGCCCTTATAGTGTTTGTACAAATGACATAGCCACATGTACTGCGGCATAAAGTGCCTATTTACAAGTTCGCCTTGTTCTATTAAGTGTACAACAGTTTTAGATTCAAGCATTGGATTGAAACGAAGATATGTATTTACACCACT